GAATAAAACCCTGACACTAAAGATAGTGTCAAGGCTGTTGCTAATGCGATATAATTAATCATTATGCACCATCAACGTATGCGTTGACTTTCATAATGAATGCTTTAATTTTAGTAGCACGGTCAGGCCAGAAAACATAAGTCTTTGTTGGATCTTTTGCTAGATTATTTAACAATGGCATAACCATGTTACGTAATCCATTTAACTTATCTTTATATTCTGTCACAGTAGCCTCTGTCTGAGAAGCTTGTTTTACCACTTCCTGAACAACCTGTGATTGTTCTAATAGTTTTGCCTGAAGTTCTGCTTCTTTGGCTTTTAGTTCCTCTTCTGAAACTAGAGAAAAGCCAAAATCATCATCTTCGTTTAATGTTACTGACATATTTTCCTCTTATGCAAAAAAGTCATCCAGAGTGGATCTTTTCTCTGTAGCCCAACCAATTACGTCAGTAATTGAATTGAGAGGTTCTAGAAATGATTTATTAAATTGAACGTCACGATCTATGTAATCATTTATATAGGCTAACTCTCTAGGGATCTCATCAGGGACAGCAATAACTGATTCTCTGACAGGATTAGGTATCTTCAAATACGCAAACCTGATCTTATCACCATCCTGAATCTTAGGAATGCTGTTAATTTTGTTTTTAATCAATAGATGATTAAAGATTAATGCTCCCTTGACATGAATCGGAGATCCTTTGTCATAAATCTGAGACTTATCCTTGTTATATTTCCACATGCCCTTAACACCACGTGGAAAGGCTACATCTTCAAAAGGTAACTGCATAAATTCTTCACGAAACTTTTCAATGAACTTTTGAAGCTCGTCTTGAGATCCGTTCATAATTATACCTAGAGCCTTTTTAATGTTCTCTCGACACGCTTTTGGAGTGCTTGAACGTACCGCCTCAATACCTTGGAGCTTGAGTTTCGGTTCCGAATATTGAACACCCTCAACATTCCAAGCATTGAGGATATACATCTTCTTGCCACGCCAGATCCCTTTATTTGCAATTGTTTCCCTCTTCATTTGCATCTTTTGTTGATAAACGTTCATATATTCTGCAAGCTCTGCATAACACTTATCAAGATATGGTTGAATTTTTTGTTCACAGAATTGATCAATTGCTGCGACAATTTTCAATTCATCAGTAGTATCTAGGTGAGCTACCAAATGATCCATTTCAACGTAAATAGAATCTGTATCTGATGCAATAACAAAATCTATATCTTTTACATTATGATTATTAAGAAGTTTATTCATATACCAGTTCATCTTCTTTTCAATCCAACGAATCGAAAGCTGACCGGACATTGTAATTGCTTCAGAGTGATCGAAACTGAACCAACGGAAGAACTGATTAGCCAATGCACCATAAGCCGAGTTTAGCTGAATTTTTTTGGCCATTTGCATATTATGATAGCGAGCAACTAGCTTTTCATCTTCAGCGTTAGGATTGTTCTCATATCTCTGCTTTGCTTCAAGCATCAACTTTTTATACTTGGTGCGGTCATTATACATACGTTCCATCAGAGCAGGCAAGAAACCTTGTTCGTCTTTACGATATAAACAACCATTAGCTGCATGAGAATAATCTTTATTGAACTTATCAACTTCAAAAGTTCCACGCAACAATTCATCAACTGAAGAAAACGGAATTCTAGTTACGAATGTTTCTGGACTAATGTTATACTGCATGATCAAATGCGGATACAGACTATTCAAATCAAAAGATACAACCCACTTACTTAATCCGATCTTAGGTTCCTTAACGTGACCGCCGATTAGAGAACCTTCCATAAGCTGTCGCTTCAATGGTGGAATAACAATATTCTTTTCTAGAAGATAGTTATGAATAATGATATCCCATGGACGAACAGTTGTCATAACATCAGGGTAATTAACCTTGGCGTCATAAGACAATGCCATAGTTTGTTCAAGGAACTTTAACTTATCATCTAGACGATCAACAAGAATACAATCGTGAATATTATATTCAATAAACTTTTGGTAGTTATTTTTGTAGAGCTCAAGAAGGTTACCATATTCCGAATAGTCAATCTTCTTTTCGCCGAGTTCAACCTGAGCAATAAAGTCCAGTTTATATGACTCTTGATTGCCAAACATAAATTTACGATATAGTTGGTAATAATCAAGAACGGATATTCCAGCAGGATTATAAGACTGGTTTTCCTTCCCTCTGAACTCGACAATCTTTTCGTCGAGAATACGCCATGGCGATAAGCGTTTAGCTTCTCTTTCATTAAAGAGATTTTTAATACGATTAACAATATACGGAATATCAAAGAACTCAATGTTCCATCCAGTGATAATGTCTATGTCTAATCCTTCCCAACAGTGGAGAAACTGTTGGATGAGTTCGTATTCGTCTTTGCACTGGGTGTAAAATGTATTTGGGTCGTCACTGTTAAATTCTCCGCAACCAAATACGTAATTACGATTACGGCTGCGCAAAGTAATTGCGGTAAGTGGCTTATCAGCCTTTTGAATATCCGGGAAACCTTCATCAGCAGCACACTCAATATCTATCGTTGCAATGTTGACAATCTTTGGATCATAGTCAATATCGCCTTTAAATGCATCAAAGATATACAAATATGGGAACGTTGTTAGACCATAGATTTCCATATTAGAAACTTGATCATAACGGCCAATAAAATCACGAGCATCAGCAATAGAATCAAATTCTAGTTTTTCTACTGGCTTTCCATCAAGAGTCTTATATTTACCATTCTGTTTAGCAATAAACAAATATGGTTTATAATTTACAATGTCAGTATATCTTAAACCCTTATCAAATCCCCGCACATACATGCGGTTTCCACGTTGAAACACATTTGTATAAAACATCCATCCTCCAATAAACGCAATCCGGACATAGTCCCACAGATGCAAACATAGTATTATAAACTACTTCTATTGAAAAGTAAAGGCTCCATCTATAGATAATGCGCACTCAACTATAGACACCTGGTAATCCAGCGCTCTCGTTAGACTCTTAGACCTAAGAGGAGGGAGCCAATCTTTTTTAGTCTCTCAGCGGTACTTTTCCATCTAATAGATCAAGAATTTCCTGACCTGAAAGAGTCTCGTATTCTAGTAGACCCTTAGCAAGAGTGTCTAGTTCTTTTCTATTTTTCTTTAGAATAGTATATGCAGTATAATAAGCATCATCCAGAATGCCTCTTACTTCATCATCAATTGTCTTTTGTGTTTCTTCTGCAACCTTTGGACCATGGAATACATCTGAGTTTGGTTCAGTGTATGCCACCTTGCCAAGCTTGGCAGAAAACCCAAGCTGTGTAACCATAGCACGAGCAATTTTTGATGCTTGCTGAATATCAGCTGCAGCGCCAGAAGTTACGTTTTCTGACCCAAAGACTAATTCTTCTGCTGCACGTCCGCCCATTGCCATTGCTAAATGAGCAATCATTTCCTTGTATGACTGAGAGATTTGGTCACGCTCTGGTAGAGATTGAACCATACCCAGTGCTCGGCCACGAGGAATAATTGTTGCCTTATGAATTGGAATAGAACCTTCCATCTTGAGAGATACAAGAGCATGTCCGCCTTCATGATAAGCAGTCATCTTCTTTTCTTCATCAGTCATGAGAAGCGTTCTACGTTCAGCACCCATTAGAATTTTATCACGTGCGTCTTCAAACTCAAGAGCAGTGACAATACGCTTTGAACGTCTTGCTGCCATTAGTGCTGCTTCGTTGATAAGATTTGCTAAATCAGCGCCTGAAAATCCAGGAGTCCCACGAGCAACAACCTTTAGATCTACGTCTGCCCCCAAAGGAACATTACGAGTATGGACTTTAAGAATTTTCTCACGTCCTGTAATGTCTGGATTGGATACAGTAACTTGTCTATCAAAACGGCCAGGACGAAGAAGGGCAGGATCAAGCACATCCACACGGTTTGTGGCTGCAATAATGATGATACCTTCATTGTCATTAAATCCATCCATTTCAACAAGTAATGCATTAAGGGTTTGTTCACGTTCATCGTTACCACCGCCGAAGCTTCCGCCATTACGGTTACGACCAACAGCATCAATTTCGTCAACGAAGATAATACAAGGAGCATTCTTCTTTGCTTGTTCAAACATATCACGCACACGAGATGCGCCTACGCCAACAAACATTTCAACGAAGTCTGAACCTGATAGATGGAAGAAAGGAACACCTGCTTCGCCAGCAACTGCTTTGGCAAGCAAAGTCTTACCAGTTCCTGGAGGGCCAACAAGTAGAACACCACGTGGAATTTTACCACCAAGACGTTCGAACTTATGCGGATCTTCAAGAAATTCTACAACTTCTTCTAGATCTGCTTTTGCTTCATCAACACCAGCAACATCTTCGAATGTTATTTTAATCTCTTCTGGATTAAGTAACTTTGCCTTTGACTTGCCCATGCCCATGGCTCCGCCCATTCCACGCCCTACAGCACGACGGGAGATCCAGATCCAAAGACCAAAGAATACTAGAATAGGTAGAAGGTTGATAAAAATACTCATCAACAATCCGGATTCTTCAGGAGCTTTTGCATTGATCTGAACTTTTTTACCTTCTATCTTTTGTAAGAATGTAGTTACAGAAGGAACATAAGTTTCAAACGAACGATTGTCATTAAATCGACCTACAACTTCATTTCCTGAAATTGTAATATCATGAACTCTACCTTCAGCAATTTCAGTAACTAAATCACTGAAACTAACTTCTAGAGAGTGTTTTCTTTGAGTTGCCGTATCGTTCCAAATTGCAAACAGAGTTAAACCTGCAAGCATTAATAGAACCCAAGGAGTTAGCTTTCTCCAATCCATAATTACTACCTTTCTACTATACAATCGAATTAATTATATAGTGTTTCACTATATAAGTCAAATTATCCAACTCTTGCAGCCTGGAAATGCATACCGTCCGGACGTTTATCCCAACGCCCGCCCCATACCCATCCTTCAGCTTCGAATGCTTTGACGATTACAGAATTTTCTGTGAAAGAGAATTTATTATAACCTGGCTTTTTGCCTAGCATATTGTATGGAGCAGCAATATCAATTGCAAGGCCAAAAGCATGAGTGGAAAGAGAATGACCACCACGCATGTTACGAATGTTCCATGAACCTGAAAATATATGTAGTTGTTGCGCTTTGATTTTATCGTAATCTCTTTCGTTTGCATCCCAAACATGAGTCAAAACACGAATTAGAGAATCAGCACAAAGCTTGTTCATCCAAGTTTTAGTAATTTTAATATCATCCATCCACATTGTGTATGGTAGATTTACCTGGACCATATTCTTTTTAAATGTTCCGCCATAATCTGGAACACCAAACTTCTTACGCAACTCTGACTGTAGAGGCCATACGTTTTTCTTGAGCTTAGATACGGAAGGAACGCTTGAATCTTTAACAGTGTTAGTAACAGTTACGAACTTTGTTTCGTCTGCTTCCTTAACAGCAACGTCTGTAGTGTATAGTTTACCATCGTAAACAAATGTTTCTTTGCCAGCTTTTCTCGCAGCAGCGAACGCTTCTTTAAATGTAGCCATTGTATATCTCCTAATAATAAAAGGGAGGACCGAAGCCCTCCCTTATTTAGAAGATTACTTAATGTCTACTTTCTTTGCTTTCTTTTCCTCAGGAACAACATTCTCTAGGAAAATCTTTAGCATACCATTAATATATTCAGCATTTTTCACTTCAACTGAATCAGCAAGAGTAAACTTGCGGGTAAATACTCGATCAGCAATTCCCTTCCATAGATATTGGACAGGATTGACTGATTCTTCAGTCATATCATCAACAGTCAAACCACCCTTTACTACAAGGGTGTTATTAGCTAGTTCAATGTCGAGATTGTGCTTACCGAAACCAGCCACTGCAAGTTCAATAGTATAATGATTGTCGTCAGTCTTTACGATATTATATGGAGGCCAGTTGGTTGCTTTTGCGTAGGTTTCTTGTGCGTTAGCAATGTTCTTTAACATTCTATCAGCGCCAACAAACCACTTGTCGATGTTACCTGTATTGAAAGAAAATGGTTCATTCATTTTTATTTCTCCTGTTAAGCGAGTTTTAGATTTGTATCCCTTACGGCGATACATTTATAATATAATATAGAACAAGGGGGAAGTCAATAC